ACGAAGTAATACCTATATTCAGGATCGGCTAATTGCCTTTTCCCTCTTCATCAATCGCATCAGGCTTCATACCCGACATTTCCATTGCCTTCTGTGCCACAAACTCCACAGCAGACGCAGACTTATCAGAAATGGCATCCATGTCTTCAACAGAGAAAACACGACCACCAGTTTCGGGATCGTAAACACACGCAATGATGAGCGACGGGTACATCTTTTGAATATCAACCGTCCCGTCAGCACTCATACAGGAACTGACCAATTGGGCACGATCAGAAGCACTGAGCGTTCGCAATTCAATATCAATACCCCATTGGGCTACATGGAACACCTTTGACTCAATGTCATTGGCGGCTAAAATTCGGTCACGAAGGGACACTTTTGCTCCTTATAGGTTGTTAATTATGCCCAAGTACCGCGGGTTACGGCACCTGTTACTTGCAATTCCACCGAAGCGGAAACGACATCGCCAACTGGCGATCCGATGTTGTATGCGGTCACGAATGACTCGCCAGAATACTTGACCAAGCCAGCGGTTGAGCCAGCAGGACCGTATTCAAATGAAAGCGAAGCAGTCTGACCGAGAACGGCGGCAATGAGAGCGTCAAACGCTGAATCCCACTTGCCAGTCAACGAGATCTTCGCATCCTTCAAACCGACGATGTATGCCTTAGCACCACCAGCGGGGCTGAAAGCAGTTACATCAGCCGTGTCAATGCTCTCAGGAAACGAAATTTCCATGAGGTATGAACTGAGGTCGGTCAAAGTTCCGCTGGAGTTGTCAAGTTTGAATACTGCTGATTTTCCGTGTACAAATGCCATGATGGTTCCTTACTTTCGTGCGAATGAGGTTTGATAGGTGATTGATCCCGTTCCAGCGATAGTCCGAACGACTCTCAAGTAACGGTTAACTGTGGTTCCCGATGCAATCACAATTCTTTCGGAAGTTGTTGTGGTAGCAGGGATGGTTGTGAAAGCACTTCCAAGATCAGTAAAAGTAGAGTTGTCAACTGAATGCTGGATCTTGATAATTGTGGTGCTGTTCTGCGTATTGGCGGTCACATGCAACATTGCAATACCACCGTTAGCGGAAGATGTGGTGTTGTCTACACCCGTACCGTTACCAGTAACGGTTTGGGCACTCAAAGCCTGAAGGCTGACCGCATAATCCACACCACCAGATGCTTGAAATTCGGCTGAAGCCTGAACCACATCGGCAACAGGGCTGGACAGGTTGTATGAGGTTTCCCAGCACTCAGCAATGAACCCACGCTTGCCGATCGCATCGGTATCAGGGAACACGGACAATTCAACAACGCTTGCATTACCTAAAACTGCCTGAAACACCGAGTCAATAGCACCAGTAGCACCGTCAAACATTCCAGAAGCCGAAACCTTGCCGTCTTTCAAACCCGGCAGGTACGACTTGGTGCCAGTAGTACCAAAAGCGGTCACATCCGACATGTCTACACCTTGGTTAGACGAAACTTCTTTCAAATACGGCGACATGTTCGTCGCATTGCAAAGAACGACTGTTGATTTACCGTGAACGAACGCCATCAGAAACCGCCTTCTTCAACTGCCTCGTCAACAACTTCTGCAACTACTTCTTCAATGACTTCTTCAGCCACTTCAGGTGCTTTGCCAGAAACAAGTTCAATGGCTTTTTGTTCGGTCAACCATTTAATGGCTTTGGACGGAATGGAGGTGTGGTCAACTAAAGCATCGGGTTCAAACCGATTACTTGGAGTATCAATTCCGATTAACACCTTGTACTTCGCCACAAAGAATCCTTTTAGACGCGCGTTCCCAGCGCGCCCTAGACACAAAGGTCACGGATGGGCTGGGGACACTATGGTCACGACAATGTGAGTGTACGCCACAACCATCATCGCATCGTCTGAACTCTCGTTTAGTCGTTGCAGGGTTCAGTCCACGGCTTCCAACCGCACTGACCCTTCTCTTCCCTTGACGAATACAACTTGTAAGCAAACGCCAAATTCAACGCAGGATCAAACATGTCATCAGGATGTTCAAAGCCCATCTCCGCCAACCATGCAGTATGAATCTGATTGATCTGGCTCAATCCCGCATCATGTCCGTTCCAAGCAGAAGGATCGCATCGTGATTCAGACCACAGAACGGTACTTAATGTCGCCCATTCGTCTTCATGCCAACCGACCGACATTGCCAGATCATGCCACTCGCCACAACGCCCGTAAGTAGCACGAGCCATATCGGTTTGCAAAGCCCAAGTCTCAGCAACACCAATCCAATCAACCTCAGTCGTGGTAGTCACGGGAACAGTAGTGGTGGTCGGGATCACCACAGTTGTTTCTGGAACAGTCACAGGAGGATCTGTTCGCATCGTCACCGAAGTTGTCGGCGGGGAATCAGCCCCCTTCACACTGCCACAACCAACCAACAAAACCGACAAAACAAGCATCCGTCTCAACATGAGTCGTAACCCTACCGTCATATTCTGTTCAGGTCAAACTTCCTGACTATTCTGCGCTTTACAACGGGGGCACATAACCTGCCACGGACGGGTCAAACGGATAGCCAAAAGGCGGGCACACCGCCAACAGCGAGGGTTTTCGTCCGCTGGACGGATCTGGCGACCATACGGATCTGGCTCAGATATTTTTTCCGCAGGCATTGCAAAACTCGTCTCTTTCCGAATCAGAACCCATAGTTGTCACATTGATCCGAGCATCTGGCGGGTGCGGGCAAGTCGTCGCATCGTCAAAGTCGGGTTGGATCGTCAATGCCGCCACCAAAGCAGACTGGGCGGCATCCAAACACGCCTGAGCCGCCAACAACGCCTTATGTACCGCCACCAAGCCCTCGTTCACGGTGTCACCCAACAAGTGAACTCACAAGCAACCATAGGACGCTCATCACCATCCATCCCAGCAGGATAAAGACCCGTAGTATCCAAAACCGACATAAAAGCAACCCCCGAAATCGTTTCGTTTCTAATAGCACCCAGACTCGCCTGAACGCTCTGCATCTTAGAACGGGCTGACGGGTAATCATTACGCCCAGCACGAGCCACAACCAACACAGTGTGCCTATATGTCCCCGCTACCGAAGCACCAAAGACATGATCCACCCCACCCTGTTGTTCCATCAAAACAACCGAAGCATCAGGGGTGTACTGCATCTGCGACAACCACAAATTTGTACCCAAAGTCCCCACCCCAGCAGACTGCAAACGGGCACCCAAAGCATCCAAAACAGCCATCAGTACATCACCTTCTTCAACAGTCGCATCAACGCAGTATTCATCTGGGCTTCAAAATTCTCCCGATTGTCATTAAGCGGATCACTCAAATAATGCCACTTACGACCCGGTGCATGCGGAAAGTTAATGTCGTGTTGCTTCTCAGCATAAGCAACAGCCGTATTACCATACGAAACACGAACATGAACCGTCTGACCGTCATACGAATACGGCGACACAAACCCAGACGACTGCAAAGCACCAGTCCGAAACGGCACCTGCCTCTGAGACTCATTAAACACCTTATTAGCGACCATATACAACGCAGTCCCCACCTTCGGCACAGTCCCAGACTTACCCAAATACTTCAAAGCCTCAATCATCCGATTCTCCCCCACCAAAAGAATCGTCGCATTCCCCACACGAGCCATCAGGCACGACCAAAACTGACACTGGTATGACTAAGCCCATTTTCATCACTATGAACATTCACCGACAACAACACAGGGAAAGAACCATCAGGCAAAGCAATCCGAGAACTCAAACTCACCGTAGGAGTCCCATAAAAAATGATCTTGCCAGTCTCATACACCTGACGACCATTCGCATCATGCACCAAAGTCCCAGTCTCCATCACACGACAATTAACAGAAGTCCCCGAAGCCGACCACGACTGAACCCCATACTCCGTCTTAGCCGACTGAGAATAAACAGTCACCGTCTGAGGCATCAACTCCAAAAAAGCAGTCTCCAACGCCATACATCAATCCACGGCAGTCCGAGACTCAGCAGAACCATTATTACGATCCATATCAATCGCAAACTTCATAGCCCCAAACACATTCCCACTGTCATCCGTATAGAAATTCACAGACGGGGGAGTACGACGAGAAGCCTTCATACGCAAAACCTCAGCCAACTTCAACAAAGAGTTCGCATGCGCCGAATACTGAGTAGAAATAGACAAATCGCCAACACTACGAGAATAATCAGCCTTACCAGAAGCCTTAGAAGCCGCCGCCTCACACACGCCAGCCGCCGACAAATAAGCATCCGAGTTATTCTCCGACAACAAGAACGAAATCTCTTCGTTACTTACCTGCTGGTTCGTAGTGTCAGTATCCCCCGAAAGGAACCTGACCCGATCAATAACGGAGTTAGCAGGATCACCGCCATAACTCCAAGTCATTGAATCAACCTTCCTCTACAGCAACCTTCGGCGGTCGCCCAACTTTCTTAACGGGCTTAACTACATCTTCAACGATCGCATCACTGTCAACAGACGGAACCGTAACCTCAATCCTCTGGATATAGCGTCCAGATTCAAGAGAGCGACGATTCCGCCAATTGTCAGCAAGAACTCGTTCACCAGTTTGAATGAAATTGCCTCCACCGACCTTGATCGGCTTAAGCACAAGCCATTCGCTCACGAAACCACGCTGGCGAAGAAGTAACCGAGGTCAGCGGCAACGACCTTCATGTCAAAAGCCATTTCTGCTTCAATACGGTCAGCCTTCACTGATTCCATACGGAAACGGCTTGAACCGATCGTCTGACCAAGACCACCAGAAACACCAGTCCAAGACATGATGTAACCAGCAGACGGCTGGAGAAGACCCGGTGACGGAGCCGAATAGCACAAGAGCGCATTCTTACCAGCAGTGAAGTCATAAGCACCAGTGGCACCTTCATTGTTGGTTGCCTTAACAGCCTTTGAAACCACAACACGATCAACATCAAACATACGAGCGATCATGTCAGTCGTAATAACCGAAGACGAGGTGTACTTGATACGGTCAACGAGATCTGGGTGATTCTTCAATTCCTTGAAAACATCGTAACCAAGCACAAGCGTGTTCGGTTCAAAACCAGTAGTGGAAAGGATTGCTCGCTTCGCATCTTCAACATCGTTCAACGGATCACTATTGGTGTAATCCGACCACAAGTTTGACGGAGTGTTGTCAGTAGCCCAAATGCCACTCGTGAAATAACTTGAAACGAATTCAGTTTCCATCTTGAGCAACAAACGGCTCGTAATGAACTCAACCGCTTCACGATCCACATTGATAGGAGCATCAGCATTTGCACGAGTCTGATCGCCAACATCCTTGTGGAAAGCCCACACTTCAGCGTTGTACGAATCGGTTGACAAGTTGTAACCGCCACCAGCAGATTCCGTCGCATCAGCGCGTCGCTGTGCTTCGTCACGGAACCAGTCGTTCTTGGTGTACTTGAAGAACTTGTCCGACTGCTTCTCAACAGGAACGATCGGGAAGATCTTGTTTGCAATGAAATTTTCGGCTTTTTGCATGTAAGCGACACTGATGTTCGTCAGAATCGCATCAACATGTACCTGATTTTGTGTGGGCTGGGGCATGATTTATTCCTTTTTACTCAGGCGGCGCGGGCAGGCGATGCACAGTTGATAACAGCGGTTGCAATATCCAAGTCGGCTCCACCCGCAAGGATGATCTGACCGACGATGTAGTTAGTGGTGTCGGTTCCGACAACCTTGGGTCCAGCCTTGCCAGCCGCAGTGGTGCCAATGGCAACACCTTCGTCTAGGCTTGCGGAACAAACGACCTTAGTTCCACCAATAACTAGAACTTGGGCTTCTTGACCAGCGGTCGGAGTGTTCTGGAGAACGCCAATCGGCTTGTCAGTTGCACCTGAGCAAAGCGCGGCTTGACCCGAAGTGTTGATCTTGACGAAGTAATACTGCTTCGCACTAAGGTCAGCGGCGGCGACAAGGGTGATTTTGACGCTGTAATTGGAAATTTCGTATGCCATGAGTGTGTCCTCTTCTGGTCAGCGGGTTTCAGCGATGTACTCTGCGTACAACGAAGGGTTGGTTTCAATCAAGCCAGCGATTGCTTGCTCAACGGTCTTATATTCGCCCTTGGTCACAGCGGACTTAGCGAGCGATTCAATCTTCTGGAAACTGCCAGCAGTAGTTGGCATGTATGAAGAGCCGATTTCGGCAAAAATGTTGGCTGATTCAGCCTGAGCGTTAGCGGACTGCAAAGCCTTAGCGATGATCTCAACGACTGTTGCGTCAAGTTCTTCCAAACGGCGGAGAGCAGGACCAAATTCTTCGTGGTCAATGGCAAGATTGCCATAATCGTCCATGCTCTTAGCGATTGCGTGAGCGTCAAGACGAACTTCACGCTCTTTGCGTAGTTCTTCCTGAGCAACAAAAGCCTCGTTACGAGCCTTCAACAATGCTTCACGGACAGCAGGCGGTGCCGACTTCATCATCGCATCGTCGTCCATCTCGCCCATATCTTCCAACTCATCTTCGGCTTCTTCGTTTTCCAAAGAGGCAAGGCGAGCCTGAGCGTCAGCAAGTTCTGATTCCAAAGCGACCATTTTTTCAATCGTTTCAAAATCTTCGGTGTTCAAACCAGAGTTCTTCATAAGGATCCATCCTTCGTCCATGTGCGCGGGATGGTCAACACCAGAAGTCTCTTCAATGTTCATGTTTACCATTTTCCGCGAAGCCATCGCAGAGAACGGTACTGATAACCCTGAACTACATCAACTAAACAAGACTTGCGTAAAGTCGCCAGTTGTTTTCTGGCACAGGATCCAGTCCTGATTCATCACTTACAGGAACATAAATCCATGCAGTAACAATCGCACCATCTTCAAGTTCAACAGTTGCAGATTCACGACTGTAGTGGTGAGGAACACCTTCCAAATAATCAAGCCGAGACAAGATCGTTGAAGCGTTTACCTTGCTTGTCGGTGTAATGATTTGACCGACTGTGATTGACCCCTCGTCTGGTATCGCATACGGGTACCACCCGTGAGTGACAAGACGGAAATCGTGGATGATGCACTCCTCGTAAGTAGCAAGCCCATCCCACAATCGTGAGTTATGGAATCCTTTTATCAGGGTTCCGTATACAGCAATTGGTTTCATTTACCCTCCTTCAATCAAAGGATATCAAAACCCTAAACCGTGGTCAAGCCAAAGTTATAGATTTTCGGAAAACTCAACCACACCCAAAGGAGTCTCCCCCGAAGCGACAGCCCGACGAACATGCTCCGCATACTTACCAGCCTCAACCCGTGACCCAAACTTCGCTTTCACAAACGACCATGAATCACCAGTATTGACCCACAAACCATGATCTATCCCGCCAGTCAAAATAGCCTGCGAAAACGCCAACACCTGATTCGCATCAGCAACAAAGCCATCCGAAACCGACTTAGCAACCAAATCCACTTGGAACGGATCAAAAACAACAAAGTCCAAACCTGAAGAAACACGGACACCGCCCTCATCTGGGCGAACCGCATAACTCTTACCCAAGACACGGATCAAAGCAGGAATGAAAGTCGGAGAAACCTTGATTCCCTTATTGACAGGCTCAATTGGCAACCGAGCCGACGAACCACCAATAGAAAAACCTTTGATTTTGCCGTTCTTCACGAGATCCCACGCCCACTGTTTCCACACAACACCAAGAAAAACGGTTCCTTCAGGGTATTCAACAGTTTCTCCGTTTGCCGCTTTCTGCATCTGGACAGGAACAGGAAGTTGCATTGCCTCAACCCATTCGCCAGCCACAATGTCACGGTTGTGCTGTAAACGGATACCACGATCACCCTTGCGGACATAATCCCACAAGCCAGCCTGCAACTCATCAGAGTCTGTCCACTCATTATGAGCATCCAAACGGTTCGGGATATACCACGGACCTAAAGTAAACCGCTTCTCAGCAACCGACTTGTGGACTAACTCCATACTGGCAACAGGCTTCGCATCGTCAACTTCACCGTCAATAGCCGTTTGTGCGCTCACCGAAAGATCTTCCCAAGAAAGATCGCCGTTTATCCACTGGTCAATTTCGGTTGTATCCATGCCAGAACCTTACAGTAAACCCAGTAGTCACTATTTAGTAGGGGGGTTGACCCACACCCACTTACTCATAGACATTTTCGTAACCACATTCTCCAACAAGATCGGGGCACTCTGAACACCGCCACGCTCCAGAACAACACGCTTGCCGAACATCGGATCATCGTCCTCAATGTCAAACACCTTCGCATTATCAACCATTGCAATCAAAATCACGACAACTCCTCAACTATTTTTAGAGCCTCAATGCCCATATCAACCGTTATCGGTTCAAAGCGTACCCCGTTATCGCCACCAAATTCTTTACGGTGGTCAAAACCATCAATAAAGATCTGAGTCGGAATGCCGTTAGGAAAAGCGTCGCATGTGGAAACCATCCACCCGTCAACAACGGCTGAATCTTCCCGCAAGTGCTTACAAGCCCAACAGATCGTTAAACCCTCAGTCATTTGTTCTCTCCTTCTATGTAATTCAACAATGTTTCAATAATTTTGATTGCTAACGGATTTGCTCGTGGTTGGTCGGGTTCAAATTTGGCGGCAAAATATTGTGCCGCTGATTCAGCAATCAATTCGTCATAGTTAGTCGTAGCATATCGGGATATATCGTCAGCAATTTTCATTTGGTCAGCCTGTGTAGCGTTTTTAAGATCAATTCTTGCCCGTCCAAGTACACCGTAGTGTTCACGAAGAATTGGGCTGACCAATTTGGCAATTTCACGACTGTATTTTTTGCCGTCATCTTGATCTGCCCACAACGATGATTTAACTTCTTTAACATCGCCGTATAATGCTTTGTTCCCAGCGGCAAAACCGATCTGGTGACCAAACTCGTGATAAAAAGTGCTACTAAGCGACCTTGAAGATTTAAACCCTGTCATAAATGCTTTATCTTTTGCAAACAGAGCATATTCTTCGGGAGGGACGGCTGTTCCATCTGGCTGTATCAAAGTTTTTACAAAAGTATTCCCATAAAATATTAGTGAGTGACCCTCACGGCTTGCCGAACCCCACGAATTCTGTATTTGATCTTGATCCCAAACTACTTTTTCAATAGTGTTTGCCACGATGGGTGAAAATTTGAACAAGTTATCCATTGCAGTGGCATACGCTTGAGCCAAATGATCTGCCTTGGGGTTGATACCCATGACATCAATTTTCTTTCTAAACCTGTCCTGTGTTGTCTCAGTTTCTCCACCCCATTTAGCCTGCAACCATGTGATCGCATCGTCCATAGAAGCAAAAGCAGGCGGTGATGCATCCCAATCCATGCCAGTAGCAGTAAACCGTGACGGCACAGTCGGAGCCGTAACAACAGGTGTCGCATCAGCACTCTGACTAGCCGTCCAAGCCTCAGCAGACAACGGAGTTAAACCACGCTGGTTCATCCAACGAATATGAGCGGCATACTTACCTGCCTCACTCCTTGAACTGAACTTCGCCTTATAGAAATCATCAACACCAACACGCATCACAGGGATATTGGACAACCCATACTTATTCAATATCGCAGTCACACTTTCAAAATCACCGGGCGCATACTTCTCATTCACCCATATTGCTTTCACATCGCTAAACGAAACACCACCATGAATCTGAGTCTCAACATAATCAAGATGTCCACCCTTTGAACCAGTATTAAACATCCGATCCAACTCTTTGCCCGTACTGTCAGCAGGTGCAGTCTCTATAGACATACCCAAAGAATCGTTATACGAAACCGTTGAACGCTCACGAACACTTTCGTTCAACTGAAGCGAAATTGTACCGTATTGGCTCATTGGGTGAGTATTACCAATTGAATCATGCGATTGCATTGTCCCGTACACGGGACGCTTAGTCGCATCCATGTTTGGGTGCAAACCCATTGCACCTGACTCAAAAGCCGCACGAATATACGGGTTCAACGCACCGTTTGACTCTTGAGTTTCAAACTGGGTTTTGTACCTGCCACTACTAATGATTTGGTTAAGCGCATACGCATTAACATTGATTACTGGAGAACCTTCCTCAGCAATCATTCGTGCTTTAAAATACGGAGCAAACCCTTTTGGAACCGAAGTTGACCACGCCAAAGAACTGTTTGCTTGCAAGCCATTCAGAAGCAACCCAACAGCCATAATCCCAGCATTGGTTTTACCCGCCTCAAAATCCGATTTCCCAACAATGCCTTTGCTTTCCAAATACTTGAGCAACTCTTTTGTGGCTGGATCACGGACAACACGATCATATTCGTGATACCTCGGTGGCGACGAAGAAAAATCTGCTACCAGCCGACCCAAAATTTCATTTAATTCAGGATCTCGTGTAGCGGGCAACGCCCAACTCAACGGGCGACCAGTAGCCTTAGCAATCTCAGCGTCATCAGTAGGAGATAGAAGCGTTTCTTGCTTTGTTGTTTCTTTCTTCGCATGGTTCTTCCATCGTTGCTCCGCCGCATACTTACCCGCTTCACTCCGAGACATAGCCTTCTCAACAGAAACAACCAAAGAATCATTATCAGTCAACAAAGGATCCGCTTCACCAAAAAGCATCGGAGCCTCAACCAAACCCACATCCAACAAATCCAACAAAAACTCAACAGTCAACAAAGCCCCAAACGGAGAATCCATCCGAGCCACATCCTCAGCAAAGTAATACCGTGGAGAACGAACACGAACCTTCGCATCAACCAACAACGCAACATTTTCAAAAAAGTCAGGCGAAGCATCCAAAACACCTTCATCCCACAAAATTGTTTCACCGTCAACGGTTACCCAAACAAGTTTCATGCTGAAGCCCACATCCCTAAAGTAAAATTCAACTGATCCGAGTCAATCAAACCATGCGTTCGCATGTTGTTAACAAACAACGACATGTCGGTACCCGTTGTTAACTGCTCACGGGCAATCAACTCATAAGACGGATATTCACGACCAGAATATTTATCGGCGTAACTGTCTTCCACAAACCCATTTTTTTCTTCCTCATATTTACCTCGTAACCTTTTGCTGAAAGTACTACCAAACTTTTCGTCATCCGCTCTGAAATTACCGAATCGTCTATTGATATGGAAAGAGTTGACCATCACCCGCATGGCAGGATTAGACGCTTCAACAGCATGGATTAACTCATGGACAAGAGTCATCGGCTGGGCATCGGTTGAAGTTTGAATGAAATGATGTGGTTCGCTGTAGCCAGATCTGCCTTCAACGGCAGGTGTAATACTCATTTTCCCTTGAGCGTTGTGTTGTTTTGTGTAGTTCTTCAATTTTTCAACCCACGCTGAAGGCAACAATCGCATTGCTTTTGCAACATGAGATTCAAGCGCAGTACCGCTATCTTTAGGGTTGCCCGTAATTATTTCATTGTGCATGCCTTCATCCGTACTGTGCGGACGAATCTCACGCAACACTTCACGCCTATATTTTGCTAACGAGTTTTGGTCAAAACCTGCTTCGCTTACCGCTGTTTGAGAAGACAATATTTCATTGTTCATAACATCTACAAACTTGTCAAAATCACGAACATCGTATTTATCAATAATGTCTTGAACGGTTTTTTCCCCAAATTCACCAAATTCGCTCACTGCGTTTTGTGAAGCACTTATTTTTGAAGGCAGACCAGAATCAACCCATTCTTCAAATTTAGTTTTCTCGTTGTCGGGATCCCCAAGGAAATTCACTAAACTTTTCATACCGTAATGCATGAGCCATTCATTATTTTTAATCTCTTGCTGAAGACCAGTTATTTTTCTTTTGAACTCCATAGTTGACACAACAGGATCTATTACCTCTGACGAACTTGCGTTTGCCCGCCCCAAAGCCTCATCTTCTATTAACCCACCTAAAGTTTTGACATCTTCCATCAATCGCATGACTTCAGCATTAGGAACAGCAACCTTGTAATCAAAATCGTTAATGCTTGTTGGAACCTCTACAGCCCACAACTGAGCAGGGGTGCCCTTTGAAGGAATCTCAGTTTTTTCCCAGTCTTCAGGCTGAACCAACAAAACTTTATTTGTACCTTGACCCCTTTTGCTTTCTGCGTAACTATTCCAAATACCATCTTGGAAAACATGCGACTTACCCAAAAGAATATTGAACTTTCTCAGTCGCTCTGACACATCCATCTGCAACTCTTGGATCTTTCGCATGCGCTCAGAACCACCAGTGTTTTGTGATTTCCACTGGTCAACCGTCATCGGGGTCATACCCCTCTGATTCATCCAACGAATATGAGCGGCGTACTTGCCTGCTTCAGATCGTGAACTGAACTTTGCTTTGTCAAACTCAATTAAGGCTTGCGTGTCTCCATAAACTTCTCCCAAATATCTTTGGCGAAAAGCCCAATCTCGTCGTCGTCCATCTCCGATAACGGAACCTGCGGTTTTATTAACATCAATGGCTGGTTCGGACTCTCTGTCTCCTGAACCGCCTGTGCTGATTTCTCTTTGTCCTTTGACATCCCAAATCGCCTGCTGATTTCTTTCCGCACCCTCACGGGTCGCATCGCTCTTCTTCTGTATGTTGTCAACTACATCTAAAACAACTTCATCGTTTGCGGAATCGTACCATAAACCTAGGTACTGTTCCTTTCCGAAAACATCCCTTTTTTCAATCAAATACTTCTTGAGGATCGCCTGCCCTTTAGCGGGATCAAAAAAGTCGGCACTTGGCACTTCACGATTGTGACCTCTTTGAGCAACCATGTAGCCAGAAGTTGGCTCTTCACCAGTCAACATTTTGACAGATAGCCCGCCATAAGCCTTCACACGGTCAATAATTGAATTTGCTACAGACGCTTTAACATGGTTCTTCCATCTCGCATCGGCGGCTATCTTGCCTGCTTCACTCCGAGACATAGCCTTCTCAAACAAACCCTCTTCAGGATCCGAGAACTCGTCATACTCAATCAACGGTGGAGTACAACGAACCAAATCAATACCAGAACACCAACGCAACCCCGCATTGATAGTCCCCCACGCCTGTACAGCCGTATCAAGCGACGCTTCCATGAAATACCCGACCCACGAACACCGAACAGGAGCATTAGCCCCAATCAGAAGATTGACGGCATCAAGCAGATCGTCTTCGCATACAAGCCCTAACTCTTCAGTCCACTCAGCGAAACGCTGAACACCGCTCTGAACATACCCGAACCTAATCATTTGAAACCCAACCCAATCGCTACAAGCAAACCTATAACAGTGTTTGTGTGATCTTGATCCTCAATACTAGAACCTCGCCCAGCAATACGATCAAGACCAGTTGTCATCGTTTCGGTATGCCCAGAGTCGTAGTACCTGCCCGTATATTCCGAATGGAACTCGTCACGAATGTACTCTGAGTCGCTCCGTTTACCTCTACCGCCGTCATAAGTCTTTTTAGGTTTCTCCCACCCGTTTTGAACTCTTTCTTGAATCGGCTGATTGCCACGACCACCATCAGTTCGTCGTCGCATGTAAAACGCTCGTTCAACAAAGTTAGCCCTCGGATCCGCATAGGTTACAGCATGCATAAATTCATGGAGATTTGTTTCAAGAGTTAAATCGGATTGAATTTTTACTTGAGAGTCAACCCAATGACCACCAGAATTTGATTTAGTCAATTTCAAACCTTGCGGATATTTATTTTTAAAAGTTTGAATTGTTGAAGCAGGAAAATATGTGTGAATTTGTTTCACGAATTTATCTTTAAGTTCTTTGGATGCCGTCCCGCTTGAAATTCTGAGTTGATCGGATGTCCCAATTTGAGACTGACCAGAAACACCAAGATCTTTCAAAACCTTAGCGAAAGTGTGACGGTAACGATCAATATAAGTAGGTGCATTATAACTAGCCCTACTAGCGTCCGCCGCAATTTTTTTAAGTTCAGTTAACCGACTGACATGACTACCGCCAGACGGATTGTGGTTAGCATTAAACCAAGTTTCAAATTCACTAAGCGCAAGTTCGGTAAAATCTTTTTCCGCTTTCTCTACCCGATCTCTCAAAACGGTGTTCGCATCTCGTAAACTCCACGGCACACCATCCAATTCTTTTTCTGCATCGCGCCAACTTTCGTGAAGCGCACGAAGTTCTGGAGGCATTTTTGAAGCATCAATATCATCAGCCCCACGCCACATGACTTTCATTTTTGAAGTTTGAACACCCCTTGTTTCGGAGGTATACATTTGCAGTCCAAGTTCTTTGCCCTTGTCCGCAATGCTTTGAACAACAGACTCTGATTCTTCTCTAACTTTGCGTAACTCTTTTTGTTGAGTCTCATCAAATTCGCCGTTTGGCAACAAGAACCCTTCTTGCTTCATCTTCTCTAATATCGCATCATGTACTAATCCGCCTAATTCATTGACTTCTCGTTCAACCGCCATCAAAGGAGGAGAACAAATAACCAATGTGTTTTGAGGATCATTAGGATCACGGACTGCAACTTTGGACATTTCATTGATAAGCAAATAGTCCTTTACTGAAACAGGTCGTCCTCCGTCATACGACCGACCATTTATGTCTCCGCCTGCATCACGCAATCTGCTTTGAAACTCGTTAGTAGAAAAACTTGTTATCGCATCCAACGAACTCTCATACGAACTTCTTGTCGGCTCCACTGGTTGAGCGTTCTGGCTACGCCAAGCATCAGGCGTTAACGGTTCCAGACCACGCTCTCGCATCCACCTAATGTGGGCGGCGTATTTGCCTGCTTCAGAGCGTGACCCAAACTTTGCCTTCTCAATGGCATCCTTAACATTTGCATACAAAGCCCGCACATGAGCCGTCGCCTTAGCCCTAGACGAATGCGTACCAACAACCTTCCCACCGTCCTCACGAACAACAACAAACTTGTCAGCCCTCTGCTCAATCTTGTACGGCATCACAAACCATCCTCAGGAAAAATCAGCAAAGCAGTACAACGACAATTCGGATGCAACGGAGGCATCAACCGACCACTCGGAAACTCATCATTCACACCAACAGTCGTGCCATCTAACTCAAGACACAGATCGCATACATTGATACCCTGCCAACCGTCAGGACCAACAACCCATTCTTTCTGCATCAAGTTCGGCGGATAACCAGACTGTTGCATGAACTGTTGCCACCCCAAATAGCGTCCAGCGTTATTAGCCCCGATGACTTCGGTTCTGGCGATCGTGTTAGCCCGTGAAGCAATCAACTTGTCCCGATACGCCCCCGCAAGACTGGTCGCCTGCGTAGTAGCCATACCTAACGCCACACCCGAATTGACAAGCCCGCTAAGAGTTTTGGCGTACATGTTTTCAACGGCGGTCGCCCAACGAGAATGCAAACCAACAATGTTTCGCAGTTCTCTTGCAATGGCATCTACGGTCATTTGGTCACGGTAACCACGAGAGATCAGATCTCTGATTTGGGTACGAACTTCGTCACTGACTTGAACAACAAACTCGCCAGCCCGCTGGGTCGCCCACGCTAGAGCGCGAGGGTCAGTCGTATTGAAACTAACTCCGATACTTAACTGTGGCGGGATGGAAGCGATCGCATCCACAGCAGACAATTCAAGTTCGTTCATCAACGGACCGATAATCGCTGGCGTTAACTCTTGAAGTTGATCCAGAATGTCAACCGAACTCAGCCGACCTAAAGCGGTTGCGCCATCTGAAGAACCACCAATAACGCCCAACAGACTCTTAGACAAACTTGACGAAATTTGGGAGACAGCATCAGCCATCCCGATCTCGTTTAGAGTCAAAGATGAGGCTTTATTGAATAATGTAGTCTTCAACCGAACCACTACCAGACGCTTGAGCAGGTTGCGCTTCAGCGGATTGCGCTTTAGCGGGCGGAGCAGACTGCGGTGCTACAGGAGGTTGGGGCATCGCATTCGGTTGCATCTGGGCACCTTGTTGTAAAGCACCTTCTTCTTCAACCTTTGGTGGCAAGCCAGCAAGATCACGAACAAACTCATCCAGACCAGAGTCAACTTGCAACGCTCCAGCACCAGCCATTTTGGTGATGAAGTCGCCAAGAACAGTGAGATCGGTGGACTGCAACTCTTCCACTCGCATCACGGGTGCGCGCTGAGGATCCATGCCGTTTAACTTCAACAGTCTCGGAACAGCATCCTTATTGAACACATCAGAAATCTGGGCGGTCATCTGGGCGATCGCAGTCAAGAATAAGTCAATCTTTGACGACCCCAAAGCAAACGAACCGACTTTTTCGTGACCCAACAAAATGAAGTCAGCCAGAATTGTCATTGTGATTCGCTGGTCATAGCGGGCAACAATGGCATCAGTGTTGAACTGGCGGTTGCCACCACTGGACAGAAGAGTCAGTTTGTACATCTCCCGTCCGCCTTCATCAAAAGCGAGCGGGAAAAGGATGCCTTCGTTTTGGTTTCGTTTGATTCCACGAACCATGCTTTGGATCGCATTGCGGGCAGACACCTCATCTGATGTTGCGGTGGACGAAAGCATGGACGGAGGTACATAAGCAACTGGCAGACCAGCCAGATCTCGTTCAATGCCGATCGCTTCAATTTCTTCAATGGTGCGTTTAAATCGCCACGGCCGGTACGCATTGCGTAAAAGGCTTCGCCCTTCAGGATTGTTTCTAGCGGAGGTTGTACGGAAGTGCAGAGCCTTTTCAATGGGAATTGACACCAGACCCTTACCAGCAGAAGGATCTAATTGTTGCATTGCTCTCACATCGCCAGAATCGTCAATGTCCCACTGGAACAATGTTTCTTGCGCTCGGTTAGAAATCTTTCTCCAACCAATTTTCTGGTCATTGAACTTGGATCGTTTGGACTTGTCTTTGGTGTCCATCCCGCCCCGCTTCTTGTAAACGATCTCGGAGTACGACCAGCCGTAAGTCAAAAACGACAGGATCTCAGCGACCGTTCCATCCCACGAGTTTTCCATGTCATACAAGCATTGCTCAACGAACTCGGCGACCTTCTCATCTTTCTTAGATGCTTTGGTCTTGCCCTCTTCAACAAACGGATCCACTTTCCACTTCAGGTTTAAGATCAGTCGCTCAACAGCGAACAGCATCGCACCGACCACAGGATCGTTGTCAGCCATTTCACGCCATGTACGAATACCACGGATGCCTTGAAGATTCGCTAAAAATTCGTCTGTGACAGAACCGCCAGAATGTTGAAATCCTGATGTTCCTAGTTCGCGCATGTCAGCCATCAGAAGCGAGAATAGCAAAATGGGGTGAGCCGTAGCATCACCCCATTCAACCTTTACTTCAGTTTGCTTTAGTCGCCAGAGTCAACGCAATACGAATAACTGCACTTAGAGCATTGCGACTCGTAGTAGCAACGACCTTTCTGCCGATGATCCATTTCATGGTCGCATCCGAAAGTAACGGTGGTAACACCATAGAAATGATGGATGGGCAAGATCAATTTGAAGTTGGCTCCCAGATGCACATCAGACATTCCGCCGTGATCCGCTGGAATGACCAAACCTTCCAACTCGGTCAAGCGAGAGAACGGAGGGACAACAATGTCTTCAATTTTCCCAGTAGAAAACGAAACCCGAACCCCGTACTCCGCAGTCTTGATAAGCATTCGCATCAACTCGCTGGAGTCATGGTTTTTTTCGTAGCGTTCAACTTTGACTATCGGCGGCAAATCACCTTCAAACGCTTCTTTCACTCGCTTTTCCCAATTTTGAA